ATTGTAACCCGTTTTCGGCTTCGCGTATAGATTCTTCGAGACCCATGCTAAGCTCACTATTCTCAGCCTGTAACGCATCGATGCTATTCTTCGATTCTTGTATCCTAAGTTCATATTCTTTTTTATTCTCTTCGGTTAATGCTGTAATGTCACGAATGTATTTGCTTTGTGTTTCAATTTTATTTTTCTGTATGTCAATATTATATGATAGGTCTTTAATTTTATCTTTCAGAACATTTGTCTTTTCTCTCAATAGAATATTCATCTTTGAGAAAACATTAATATCAAGAAGATCCTCGATAACTTCCCTACGATGTCCAGCAGCAAGTTGCATGAATGGTATAAAGGATGAGGAGCCCAACACAACGACCTGATGGAAACTCTTATGATTGAGTTTCAGGATGTTTTGTTCGAGGATCTTCTGATATTCTTTGGCATGAGATGATTGGTTAATCATCGTGCCGTTTTTCCAGATCTCAAATGTATTCGGCTTAATGCCTCTTACAATTTTGAACTGACTCTGACCAATAACGAATTCAACTTCGACTACGGCATTCTTATTATTAACTGAGTTAATCAGTTGTGACTTATTAATATTACGATGAGGTTTACCAAACAATGCAAATGATAGAGCATCAAGCATTGTCGATTTACCTGCACCATTTTGACCAACCACAAGAGTTGATTGGTCTTTATCTAATTGAATTTCGGTAAAGTTATTACCAGTGGAAAGAAAGTTTTTCCACCGTAGTTTCTTAAATGTAATCATGCAACTTCTAAAGCCTGTGCCTCTGTCATGAGTTCACGCATTTCAACCTTAATTCTTTCTTTATCAAGGTCGGTATCTACTGCATCGATATATGTATCGACAATCACTGCAGTATCATCGAAACTCACTTCCTCATCCTCAACATTCTCACCGATAAACTCGTTAAAGTTTTCGGCAATCTTCAATTCATAGATGTCCTGATTCTGAATACGATCGACAAATCTATCAAAGATAAATTGGTCTTTCTTATTTACAACCACGATCTTCACAAACTTATTGTCAAGATTTGAGACATCATAATTATTATAATCCATTTCATCGTCATTGTACACAATTTTTTCAAATAAAGTGTAAGGATTTCTGATCTTCTCGATCTCTCTAGTTTCCGTATCGACTACATGAAAATACTTCGGATCATGAGCATCTGACCAGAAAAATTCCATTTGACTTCCGAGATACCATACATTGTCTCTACGAGAAGAAACATGGAAATGACCAGTCAGAACGAGTTCGAACTTTTCGAAGAGCTTATGGTCTAGACCACCATGTGCTTTTACTCCTCGCATAAGCTCGAACCCGCCCAGTTCTAGATGAGCACCAAGCCAGTCCGCTTTACAGTCACGAATGAAGTTCATTGAGGACTGGTAGTTCTCTGAGTTAATCCATGGCAGCATAGCCATTTTTAGAGATCCATATTCCATTACAGTTGGCTCCATAATGATATGAACCTCATTCATATAATAACCCAAGAGTTCTTTCAATGAATTCAGATCATTCGTATTCTTGTAGTAAGTGTCATGGTTACCCGGAATGATATCCATTTTCATCCCAAGTTTCCGCATTGGATCTAAGAAGTTCTTCCTATTATGATTCAATGCTTTGAAGTTGACAAACTTACGGTGGTCATAGTAATCGCCAAGATGCACAATTTGTTCGATACCGTGCTCTTGACAATATGGGAAAAATATATTCGTATAGAAATCTGCTGCGTTCTTTAAAAAGATTTCAGATGAGTTACGAATCCCACAATGTGTATCATTTAATATAGCAATCTTCAAGTCATAAACTCCGATAGATTTGAGTCAGCAAGTTTTACCCGTCTTTTCTTTTCTTGTTGTACGAACTCTTTGATTTCAGCATCAGAGCTACGTACCTTATCGATTCGATCTCTCAGAGTATCTACGAACGCACCGACAACCTGTTGAGACATATCATCGCCGAGTTCGTTATCAATAAAGTTCTCAATACCAGACGATGCAAGATATTTCATCTTAACGTCTTGTTGTTTCTTTTCTTTTGCAATTCTGCGAAGAAAAGCATACCAAGTGATTTGAGTAAAATAAGCAAAAGCATTCGGTTTACCGGTGCGTGTAGCTGCTTCGAGATTATAATTTTCGATAGCTTTCAAACAATTTTCAACTGCATCCATCACCATCTCTTCGCGATACGTATAGCGAATAAAATTAGATTTGTGAGACAAACCTTCTGCGATTCTTAAGAAACAATGTGCAATATAGTCAGGTACGATAGGCAGTTGTTCTTTGTTCCTTTTTGCTTCTTCTACTTTTTTTACATAGTCAACTACCGCTTGAGAAAAATCGGCATTATTGACGTAATGTATGCTTGCGCGTTTACTTCGTGCCATAGTCACTTCCTTTCATTATTATTATATCATACTTCTAAGTTATTGTACACGTTAGATTTTTTCTCTAAGTACAAAAAATAGTAGTGTACAAAGTGCGCTTTTTAGGTTATAATAAACTATAGTTTGTTGGAGCGGAGATAGACCTAATGCACGGTATCTTTAGGAGGCTTGAAATGTATGATATTTGGTTGAGCAGAGTCTGCAATAAACCGCGCATCTTCATTTCTCTGAATCGCGTCCTCACGAAGTTTATGCTCAAGGAATGCTTCAAGAGCGTCTTCATCCATATCCGCCATTTGATTGATAATTTCGTCAAGGTTAAACTCTTTTTTATTCTTCTTTGCCAGCTCTACTTCACGTACAGCCGCAGCATAGTGAACAGCAAGAGTATTCGAAGGAAGAGTTTCCCCGATAATATGGCCAACGTTGAGTACGGATAATTCTGCTGGATCTTCTTGAAACGATACCCATGGTCTAAACGAATAATAACGAATATTGTTTTCAAAATCTTCGGCTGTATTGATCTTCAGAACTTTACGAATTAAAATCGCTCCTTCGTCATCAGGATCCTGATCGCGATATTCGACTACCTCACAGATAATCTCATCATCATTCGTTAATTTGAATTGCTTTAGATTCATATTTTCACCGTTATCGTTTGATATTCGAACTGTTCTTTTTTATATATGTCAAGCCGGGCCCATGAATGTAGCAAAGAAAAGTTTTTGCGTTTTTGCCAACTAATATCGTCTGAAATATCATAGAGTGTAGTTACTCTTCCGTCGTCACTCTTTCTTAATCCTCTACCGATTGATTGAAGCACTCTGATTTGAGACTTACTCGGAGAGGCAAAGACAATATTATGTAGGTTCTTAATATTTATACCGGTAGAGAAGGTACCGAGGGACGCTACGACAATTGCATCCGATTGTTTTTCAACGATGCCACGAATGGCTTCACGATCACTGACGTCTGTGCCACCAGAGACAAAGAAGATCTTTCGATTCTCGTCTGCATTATCTCTTATCAGATTAAATAACGGTTTACCGTGTTTCTCAACATAGTTATAGAGAACAAGTGTATTACCTTTGAGATCGAGTGTAAGATTCTTAATAAAGTTATTTCGTTTCTCGTGCTCTACAATAAAGGCAATCTCATCCTGATATGTCTGTTTACCAAAGTCTTTACGAACTTTCTCGTTATATTCTAATACAAGTCTTCGTATCGATAGCTTTGCAAGAGTATCACTGTCCTGAAGTTTCTTTGTTGTAGTGACTTTATATATTTTACCGAATAATCCTTGAAGCACAAGTTCATGAGTTTGAGAACCATCGAGAGTACCTGTCGTACCAAAACGATATTCTGCCTCGGTACATTTATTCATAATATTCATCAAAGACTTTGATTTGAAGCCATGCACCTCATCGCCGAATACTGCACCAAACTGTTCGAACCATGCTTTCGGTAGTTTATAGATCGACTGCCATGTAGAGATAACTATCGGCGAGTTTGTATTCTTATCTTTACCCGAATAGATCTTATGAGCTAAGCCTTCAGGTAATCCATAACTCTGGAAGTCTGCGGCCATCTGTTCTACAAGCGAAGTCGTCGGTACGATAACTAATACCCGAGTATCACTTGTCTTCGCCAGGTGAGCTAAGTAATATGATAGTATCACATAGATGATGAAGGATTTTCCGGATCCTGTTGGGCTGAGGAGGATTGCTCTTTTTCTCGTGAGTGCCTCACCGACGCATTCGTACTGATAGGGCCTAAGATCGAAAGGCAAATTAAGAGACTGAATAAGACTGTTAAGACTATCGGGTGTGATATGATTTCGATCATCGGGAGCTCCATACTGAGTTTTCTCTGACTCTAGTATATATCCCCGGTTTTTACAAAATTCACTTAAGTGGTAAAATAAACCTGCAGGTAATGTACGATCTCTGAGTTGGAATAAACGGATCTTACCGTCCCACATACGATTGCGAAATGCGGGCATAAACTTATATCCAGGTACAAAGAAGCTAAAGAACTCATTAAGCTCTTGTGCTGCACCTGAATCAGATTCAATATGTAAATCGGAGTGACTTAGCTTCCTGACTCGAATTGTTTCCACTTAATTATATTACCAATCGTTTGATGCCGCCAGTTTAAGTTACTGATGATCTGTTCTAAAGTATCTATAACAGTCTTAAAATACTGTATCTTCTCTTCAGATTTCTGTATTTCTGGATCTGCGTCGTAGTAATATTCCATTTCGCCTTTGAGTATCTTCAGACCATCAAATGGATCGGGATCCCATCCCTTTGCTACGACATCTTCCTGTGACATCTTACCATTATAATATAACCATTTTTCTTTCAACAGTACTTTCTGCGAGAACTCTGCTCGCTTCAGCTGTAACTTTGTCGTTGAAAGAAGTTCCAAATACTTAGCGTGCAGCATCGGAGTTTCGCGTGAAGATTCATCGAGTTGCATTTTGATTTCGCTATCGCGAGACCACATTTCATGTATTTGTTTTAAGTCAATCATATTATAATTATATCACAAAAGAGAAGAAAAGTAAATAGTTATTTATGCACTATCTGCCATTTCTTGTGCCGTTCTAATTTGCCCTTCAGACAAAAATGTTGGGGTGCCTGTACCAGTTTTTAAGTGAGGTGGAGCTATCATAAAAACCAAATTATCTAATTCCGATTCCGTCATATCATCTCTTAACTCAACAAATGTCCAAGAGTTATCACTAAATTGAATCTTTGCTACGTTATTATTAATTTCTGTCACAGTATATTGTATTGACATTCTATATTTCCTTATGCTGTACCACCGGCAACTGTGCCAGTATTATTAAGTGTAATATTACTTATACCATTTACATAGTTTCCTGCAGCTCCGCCTGCCGCACCATTGGTGACGTTACCATTAGCCCCTGTTGAGCCTGCTGTACCATAAGCACCACCATCGCCACCAGTTCCAGCATTAGTGCCACCAGCCACTCCAGTGCCAGAAGATTGATTATAGCCAGCACCTACGCCGCCAGAGCCGCCTGTTGTGTTCACAGTGCTTGCCTGTGCTACTGAATATTGTGCGCCAATCACACCGTGTTTGTAAAAAGTACCTCTGCGATAAATTCCATAAGAGGTAACATTAGGCGCACCACTAACGCCTAATGCCCTTACCACACGAGAGCCCGCCCAATAAATTTCTATTGT